TATATTCGAGCGCTTGGCTACGTACGTGGTACTACCCACTTGCGCTTTCTTTGCATGGGCCACCTGGTCCTTTCTTTCTCTTTGCTGGGATTTTGTACATCTTCTCCCTGAGATTTTTACCATGGGAATTCGGCTTGTTCGCAAAGTATGGAATCATTGGATTCGCCCCTACTATTGTCCTACAGACAGCTTTCTTACTGAACACTTCGGTGCAAATTGGTTCAACGATTTATGCGTCATTATGGTATGCTTCATCGTTGCAAATTTTGTACTTAAGTATCTACGTCCCCGTCTGCATAGGCTTATGCTCCATTTTGTGGCGTATAAGGCAACACGACCTGACTCTCTCTTGGTACCAACTCGACCGCGAAGCGATGTCCTTTCATTGGAAGCTGCACACGCAGACCCTAAGACTGTGTACCCTGCCAGTGTTCCTGCTGGGATGGTTGACATTGCTATACGGATGGGAGGGGACGACTCCACTGGAGCCACTCGTTCTGAACTCACGGTCGTTGGGGGTGCCACGAGGGTCGGAAATGTTTATGTTACTGCATACCATGTTGTGCAACCTGCTGTCGAGTCTAGCGGTAGCTTTTATGTGGGATGCGTTGGGTCTGACCGGTTCGTTCAGGTACGATTCAACCCTAGTAACCCTTATAATAGTAATATTTACAATTATAAGCGCGACATTGCTGTCCTCGATGTTGGTACTTCAGCAACCGTACTTGGTGTCAAATCCGCACGCGTGTCGTTATTTTGCCCTGGGTCTAGAGTTTCCGTGTACACTAGTGATAATACTGGATTTTATGCTACGCATTGCATTGCCCACTGGGTCGGAGGGGGAAATCCCGACGACCCCAGTAACAATCCTTTTTACTTCCGTACCAAGAGTAATAGCATATGCGGCGATTCTGGAAGGGGTGTATACAATGCACGGTGCGACCTTGTTGGAATCCACACTGGTAGTACAGAAGAATGGAACTACCACACCTCCACACCTTGGATGGTGAGTGAACTCTGGAAGAGTCTTGCCAATAAGCACGCTTTTACGATTAAACAGGACCTTAAGGTCTACTCTCCTTTTAAAACAGAGAGTGGTTCTGACTCACACAGTCAAACCTACATTGAAGAGTATGCTTACTGGACCCGATTGAATGAAGAAAGTGCTAAGGCTAGGATGCGAGGAGAACATCGCAATGATTACTCTTCGCACTACGATGATGAGAAGTCCCAGAAACGTCAGTTTGCTGGTGACCTTGACTGGGATGATGACTGGGAATGGAATTCTGAAGATTCTGAACCCACTAATTTCAACAGTCATAATGCTCACATCAAGCGTAAGTACCTCAAACGTGGCTATAAAGAGGAAGAATGGCCGGAATGGAAACGTAAGAACCAGCATCTTTTCGTTTATCGAGAGTCTGTTGCTGGTGGTCGTCGAGTACTACGACCTAATTTGAATGACTCTGAAAAGAAGCTTTATGAGGCCCTACGTGAGAGTCTAGAATCTAGAGGTATTAGGTTAGAAGGTAGGGATCCTTTAAAAGTACTAACGTGGAGCTGTCCACGGCAATCAACAGCACACACGGCGACATTAACTACGGAGTCATCCTTGCAGCAATGCAAGGAGATGAAGACGAATGGGATGGAGAAATCGG